TACGGGTTGATCTTATTGAGGGAAATCCCGTCATTCAGTCTCATGTAGGACGACATCCTTACTTATTATACGGTTTGAATAAATTCCCACTTGAGTATCTTGCACATGTCCTTCCAGATGACATCCTGTTGGGTGAGTTTCTCTTTGGACTTCAGAAGTGGAAAATAGGGAAGGTACTGGTCTTCGCCGAGCAACTCACAGAATTTGTAAAGTACGTAGGGATAACTCAGAAAGTTCTTGCGGTCTTTGGGACAGACCTGATCAAAGGGTTCCTGTATTTCATTGAACATGAGCCTGAGGCGTTCTTCGAGTGCTGCTGGCATCTCTGGAGGTCTCACTCCAGTAAGAATGTTTGTGATATAGGGAATGTGTTCGTAGTATTTGTTCTGACGCAACTTTTTCAGTAGACCTCTGACCTTGGCGTGAGTGATCTTGGAAATCTGTTCTACCCTCTGTTTCTTGAGTTCGTAACGCAATTGTTCTATCAGTTCATCTGGGATATTTGCTGTCTCCTTGCCCTGAAATTGTTGAACCCACTCATTGAAGTGGTTCTGTCTTTTGTACGAGTACTGAGTGTTCTTTGAAATGTCCTGTTCGTCCTGGTAGGACAATCTGGTGGCTATGTATTTTTCACATGCACCACATTCCTGGCACACAATTTCTCCGTCAATATCATTTTCATAAACATTTGTTGAATTACACTCTTTACAATTATCCACTTGAATTACATTATTATCGTTAAAATCTGTGTCAACCACCGTTGTTATGTCCTTTTCCACCACACGCATGTATTCCAAAAATATATCGCGTCTACAATTTTCCTCGTGGTATCTGTGTATGAAAGGTGCTGCCATGGTGATGTAGTCATGAAGTGTCTGAGGTTCATTTTCATATTCTTTTAATTTTGCATGATACCTCTCGAGTAAACTCATTTAAAGAAAAATGTCACTATAACTTTAAATGTATAATTTACTTGTCAAGTTGATTGGGTGGTGGTACAACGAGGACCATTACCGACTCACGATGCCCCTGAAGATGATTTACGATATCAACACAAAGCGCGATTGTCTGTTCCCTTCGCCTGAATGGAAGAGGGTCATGGATGGATGGCCTCTGATGAAATCAGGTGACATCTACACAATGTGTTACTACCCTGACTTCAGAGACGCTATTTACGTCCTTCGTAGGAAGAAGCCCGACTGCATCGAGAATATTCGCTATGAGCAAGAGTATACATTTCGTGACGCACCCTATTCCATGGTGACCAGGGATCCGATGCGCAAGGTTAACGATGTCATCGAAGATGAGGAAGAGCCCAGGATGAAGGGACCCATCATGATTCAGAAGGTCGAGGCTATCATGGAAGATGGAGAGGTGATCATGTGGGACACGGCACGCTTCCTTCGCTACGCCGGGCCGAGGTCGGACTTTCACAACGTCAAAGACATCCGTATGAGGGATCTATTTGACGCGAACGAGGAGGTGCCGGATGAGTGGCACGTCTATATGTTTGGTAAGAAGATTGTCATCAAGAAGGATGATGAACTTACTCCTCAGACTTTGGTGCCAGGTAGAACCTGAGTTCACCTAGAGAAGTAACCTTATACTCCAGGACGAGAGGCATCTCCTCTCCGTGGTGGAGAAGTTTCATATTGGAACACATTGAAGTAGCCTTGGTGAACAAATTGAGATACTTCAAAGAAAACGTATCTTTCATAGATTCGAACTTGGTGGTATCCGAATCAATATCATATTCGGTGTACTGCTCGGCAAAGTCGCCAACGCACCTGAACCCAACCTTTTTATAGGAACGTTCTATCGTCAATTCAGAACCAATATGGGAAATATCCCTACAAAGTCTCTGAAAGTCCACGGTCTGGAAGGTCGTGATGCTGACCACGGGAAGGTTGGGGGCGTCGAACATTTCGTCATTGATGTCCAAAAGTCTAAGATTAAAGTGACTCCGACTCTTCTTTCCGCTGTTCTCGATGGAAATGTTGAGCACGTGATCCTCCTCAATTTTCATCACCAGCACGTCATTGGTCGTGACGGACTTCAAAACTCTGAACACGTTGGTAGTATTAATGCCAACAATAATTTCATGTTCACACGAATATTCTTCAAATTGAGTGGCATCCAAAAAAAGTTCCACCATGGCAGTGCGAGCATTATCAAGGGTCAACATGTGAATCCCCTTTTTGCTAAAAGATACATTAACATCGTTGAGGATGTCTTTCAAGACCTCAAAGATGTTTTTAAATGCGGATGCTTGAATAGTTTTCAAGAACATTTACTAGATGTAGTGCGCGTTTTCTTTAAGTAATCGCGATCATAAAGGTCTTTGAGAAATTGTTTGAATCCTTCTTCTCCACGATCGTCGATGAACTCCTTCCATGACGAGTAACCCTGTTTGTAGGAGTATACATTTCCAAGTGACTTTGGAACTTCATCAGGTCTTTTGATCATTTATTCAGTTAGTGGTTTTCTTGTTTATCTTGGCTTCCAACTCGGGGGTCATCGGAGGTGCCAATGGAGCACCATAGGATTCCAGTTCAAATAGACCAGGTGCATTGTTAGGGTTGCCATCAAAGGAAGCAAAAGCCGAATGATCGAACGATTCCACTTCGGTTGGCATCATCGAAAGAACCCACTGTTTGACTTCCGGTCCCATCAGAGGTCTTCCGTCCTTGGTGATCAATGCGGGAACATGGGTAAGCACCTTGTGATAATCTTCTGGAATGGGTTCTTCGTGGATATTTTGATATTTGATCTGATCCTTCACGGGACACTGATCCAAAAGTTTGAATATCTCAAGACAGTGTTGGCAGCGTGGACTGTATAACATAATAGCAAACATGCTTTCTTACAAGCGTTGGTGAATTTATCAGGGGATATAATTTCGCACCATTATATAAGATGCGTATGCAGACTATATTTCTCATCGTGCTGGCGGTCGCGATTGTTGGCTACCTAGTCATGAACCGCGAAGGTCTCAGGTGGGATCGCGGGTTTGCTGGATTCCGTCCTGCTGTCACCGGTGTGATTACAGAGGGTAACCTCGAGATCGTTGGAAACCCAGTAGAGGATGTGGCCGTGAAGGCATTGATGATTAAGAAGATTTTGGATGCCACCACGCAGGAGATTTTCAACACCAAGGGTCTCAAGATGTTCCCCATTGAGACGGTCTTCATCCAGGTGTTTGATTCTCCTGATAAGATTAAGGAACTCAAGCAGAAGCGTCCGGACGTCTACGATGCCTATGTCAAGTTCCTTCAGGCTCGCGACAAAGATGCTGTGCTCACGAGGGGCGGAGATGGCACCGAGCAGGAACAGTTGGCCCGGACTGCCCTTATAAGTTACCTCGATACGCTCAAGCGTGACCAGGACTATAACACGGTTCCGGATAATGTTCCTGCGACTTATCGTTGTCGCTTTCTGCTCCTCGAGACCGAGCGCTTCTATGGCACCGAAGTGGACGTGATCGCCATCGGTGATGAGGATGGTATCAAGATTCAGGGTATCACCAGTCAGCCCCTTAAGAATGGCGATAAGATCAAGGCTTACCAGGATAAACTCCAAGTGGGTGAATGGATGCCCTATGACACCATTGCCAACGCCAATGTGCCCAACAAGAGCGCCCTGGCACTCGCCGAACAGGCGATCAAGGACAAGTGGGGCGAAGACTTCCAGACCTATGAAACAACTGCCACGGCGGATGTGGGTCAATTCAATCCCCCGGTTACGCCTTATTTGCGATAGGAAAAACTTTAGAATTAGTAGACAATGCCTCTGAGAGTGGACGAGGTACAACAGATCGACCACAGAAAGCGAGAGCTAAAAAAGAAACTCTATACGGAGCTGTACGAACGCGCCAGCACCAAGGTGAGGCAAGTTGCCGATCTTGGACTGCACGAGACCTGGGTGCAGGTGCCTTCGTTCCTTATAGGTTTTCCTTCTTTTGATGTGGACAAGGCGGCCCAGTACGTCGAGCGCCAGTTCATCAACGGCGGGTTCTTCACCCAGCTGTATGAAAATGGACAATTGTTTGTTTCATGGTATCCCAAGACATCCAAAAAGGTGACGAAAAAGTCCAGACCCAAGGAACCCGAGAACGAGTTTGCATCCCTGGCGAACCTCAAAAAAGCCGCGGACAAATATCGATGAATTAAATACGTTTTATCAGTAACTATGGACAATAACCTTAATGTTCTTGTGGAAGCCAAGAAGGAACTTTTGAATCAACTTTCGTCCACCATTCTCCCGAGTGCACTGGACTGCATGGATTCACTTTACGCTGAAACTAAGGTGGAGACTCAGGGCCGCAATACGCTCAAGGCGTTTCAGGAAAAACTCGCCAAGATCCCTCAGTGGAACAACTATCAGATCGATACCGAAGTGGGCAAGTGTGTGGATCGCTGTGGCGGGTGTCTGGATGAGATGACGGCGGCGTGCTTCGTGGCCACGGTCAAGATCATTTCGTCTGTCAGGCTCTCAAAGGATTCCAGGAAGGTGTCACTGAAGATTCCCACCAACGATGTGTTCGTCTTGGGTGTCTACACCAACGTCGCCAAGCGAATCTACGAGGATCCGTACATCTACCAGGAAGTCATCAGCAGGAACGACCGCCGCAAGGACCTGCTCAAGCGAATGGACGGCGTGGTCGAGGAGACTGTCAAGGAGATGCTTCCTATCAACCAGATCCTGAAGACCTACCTGAACAAGAATGCTGTGGACGTGATGAACGGTGAACCCATTGAGCCGGAACAGGAGCCGGAAATGGAGCCTGAACCTGATATGTTCCCAGGCAGCAGTGAATTGCCGGTGGAGGAAGAGCCTGAAGGGTCCTTCGAGGAACCCGAAATGCCAGAGGAACCGATGTCCGAGGAACCCATGGAGGCGCCTCAGGAGCAAGAGACCAAGAGTTTCACGTTCAACGACAAGATTATGAAGAGGGCGCCCATGCCACCGATGGACGAAGAAGAGGACTTTTCCATCAACCCCAGTGCGAACCGTTAAACATACTAAAATCTGCTTTATTTAATAATGATCAGTGATTCGCTTAAAAATCCTTTGGTCGCGGCGTTGGTCGGTGCAGTTGTCACAATGGCCTATATCCAGTTGGTGGCACGTCTCAATCGCGAGGCTCCTCCCAGGAATGCCGACATGATCAAGCCGGCGATTCTGAATGCCATCCTGGTGGGCACGATCGTCTACCTCGGCATCTCCCAGCGCGAGGAGATCTATGAGACTCCCTTCCCGGAAGTTAGTCGCGGTATGTAGTTAAAGATTTTAGTCTAATTAAATAATACTATGGCCAGTGTTGATACATTTAACGAGCTTCTTTTGCAGTTTGTGGATGAGCTGGCTCACACGTTCCCAGAGAACACCATTGTGAAGACCTACAGGAATACGGTCGGTATGCTGATCAAGAAGGATCCTGGTGTCTGCCTGGAAACGTTTATGAAGAATGTGAAGCCCCACGAGGATCTGATTCGCAATCAAGACGAGCGCATCTTCGAGGAACTTTCACGTAGCTATGGAATTTTGAAGACCTTGGACCTCGAGTCCATGTGGAAGTCCGAACTTTCGGACAACAGCCGGTCGGCCATCTGGCAGTACGTCCAGGGACTCTATGTCCTCGGAAACAATGTCGGTGATGAGGAGATTCAGGCGTCCCGCCAGACCAATATGGACTTTTCGCCGGAGAAGATCAATCAGTTGTTTGCACCCCAGGGGCAGGATGGACAGGAGAATCCACTGGCCGGTCTGCTCGGAAACCTGTTGAAACCCGAGATGATGGAAGAGATGACCGCCAAGGTTGAAGAGCAGTTTGGCGACGGTCAGGGTGGACTGGACGAGACCAAGATCATGGGCGCTCTCGGACCGCTGATGGGCAATCTGACCAAGATTCTTCAGCAGCCACCTCAGTGAAAAAAATAACTAGTCAATAAATAAGAATGGAACAACCGTGGTTTAGAAATCCATCGCACTTGTTTGCCAAGAACAAGGTGCTGATCTTTTGGCCTTTGGCTAAGCAGACACCCGTGGAGAGGCTCAACGCCGCCACGCGGTTCATCCTCTACACCATGGCGATCCTTTATGTGATTAATCGCGACATTAGGGTTATTTACCTGGGTCTCACGGTTATTATGGTGATGGCGTCGATGTTTCTGGCGGGCGGCATCAAGGAAGCCATGAGGCCCGCTTCGTTCGATGAGGAAGGGGTCAGGTTCAACGCGACCACTCCAGGAAAGGCATGCGAACAGCCGACAAAGGAAAATCCCATGGCCAACGTACTTCTCTCGGACTACACGGACAATCCGAAGCGCCCGGCGGCATGCTACTATCCGACCGTCAAGGACAAGGTCAAGGCATTCCTGAACGAAGGTACGCCCACGGATCAAGCGGATGTCTACTCGAGCCGCAATCAGTCGTTCCGTGCCTTTTACAGCATGCCGTC